CCCACTTAAATAAATCTTTTGCCCGCATAGAGTAGGTGTCTATGTGGTCTAACCGTGGTTGCACAATCGTCATACTCACAGTGTCAACCTTATCGATAAACTCAAAAGCCGCGCCCAGACCGTAAAGCATCAACTGCTCATTTCGATTGGCATTTACTTTTAAGCCTTGGCCGTATTTCAGATCGATGACGTGCAACACGCCGTCATCTAAAGTCACATAATCTGCTGTGCCAAACCCACCTGCCGCCCACTCTGAATAATCAACGCGCAGTTCAACGTGCGTCTCTTCACCGCCCTGCGCGTTGCAAAAGTCAACGTAAGTCGCAACGTGATATGCCATGTCTTCATCGACGATGAAGCCCTCAAATTCGACACCGATAAAGTTTTCTGGCGGCTTCTGCTTCAGCAAGCACTCTTCAGCAAGAGCGTGTGCCGCTGTGCCTTCAGCCGCGAAAAACGAGGTCTGATCAGCAAAAGTTGATTCTAAGTTGAGAGAGCCTGGGCAGGTCATCCAGCGGTGAGCTTTTGAGGCTCCAAGAAGTGCGTGTTTACTCATTTTTATTTTGTCTCTTTAACATTTTTATCAATTTGTTTGTGGACACAATATCGATTTCTGGTACGGTGTCAACCACAAACAGTTGATTTTAAGACAAAGTTAAACAACGATTATAAAAGGTGATGAATGATTTATGTAAGTGAATATGCAGATGATGTTCAGCAAGCAATTGATGCGGTGATCGATGCAGCAAAACTCAAAAACAGAACAACCCTGGCGCGTCGATTGGACGTTTCTAAGCAAGCTTTATCTAAGTGGGCAAAGACAGGTTTGGTTCCAGCGCATCGCGCACTGCAAATGGAACTGATGACAGATGGAGAAGTGTCGTGGCGTTCTCTGTGTCCAGACATCGTGGTTGAGTTCAACAACTCTGAAGAGGTCGTGTATGAAATTTCAAGAAAAAGTTAAGTACGGATTTTATTCTGCGCTTGCTGGATTTGTCGGTGGCTTGGCTAACGCTTTGGGTTGGATTACCAAGAAAATTCAGTCGGCAGAGATACTTCTATTAAGTGCGGCTGCAAGACTGAGATAAACAACGACGAGGGGGATTGCTTTGGCATTTTTAAAACAATTTGGGCATCAGTTAGTCGAGAAAGGCTATGAAATTGTGCCTTTGAAAAAAGGTGAGAAGTTTCCGATGCTGTCGGGCTGGCAAAAAATCAGAGCCACGCACGACGATGTTGATAAGTGGTTGTCGAACGGCCATGCCGATGGCGGCGTTGGAGTGTTGTGTCGGAAAACGGTTGCAGTGGATATCGATTGCCATGACGCAAAAGTAAATTACGATCTGTTGCATTGGCTAAAAACCAATGTTGGCGATTCTGCAGTGCGAATCGGGCAAAAGCCAAAGTGCATACTGCCATTTAAGGTTGAAGGCAGTTTCAGCAAAATTCGCTCCGCAGAATATGCCGACACCGTTGGCAACAAACACGCGGTTGAGATTCTCGCGGAAGGTCAGCAGTTCGTGGCGTTCGGCATTCACCCCTCGACGAACGAGCCGTACCGCTGGGTAAAGGGAAAGAGCATTGCCGACATCAAGCAAAACGACCTACCTTCTATTAGCAGAGATCAGGCTGTGGCGTTTGTCGCATACTTTGAGGCGCTTGCTGCTAATCAGGAAGGGTGGGAGTTGGCAAGAGAAGGCGCGGCTGGTGTCACGCACGATTCCGATGACCTGTCGATGTTCAAACCCAAGATCGAGATGGACGATGAGGCTGTGCGGCAGATGCTTGACGGTCTTGATGCTGACGCGCATCACGATGAGTGGCTAAAGGTTGGCATGGCACTGCACCACCATTTCGATGGTCTGGACATTGGCTGCGAAATCTGGGACGAGTGGTCAAGCCTTGGCGCAAAGTACCAAGACGGCCAGTGTGAGCGCCGCTATAAAACTTTCGACAGCGGTAGCAAGACTCCAGTTACGCTTGCCAGCGTTAAGGCGATGGAGCAGGTCGTTGTGTCTGAGCAGGTAGTTGAAGAGAGGCTTCCACGGATGCTAAGAGAGTGGGCCTTTGTTCACGTCGAAGGTTCAGCGCGGGTACTGCGCGAAGACCTTAACAAAGAGAATATGGTTCTTTATAAGCTTGACGATTTAAAGAAAGAACACATGAACTGCCGTGTCCTGTCTGGGGATGAGAAGCCGAAGCTGTTGAATCTGGTGGATATGTGGCTAGAGCATCCTGAGCGGAGAACGTATGCCGCTGGCCTGACATTTGCGCCGGACATGCAGACGCTCGATAGGTACAACCTGTGGCGAGGCTGGTCGGTGGAAGCCTGTGCGGGTGACGTGCAGCCGTGGCTCGATTTCGTCACGGAGGTTATCGCTGACGGTGATGCCACACACGCCAACTACATCATCGGCTGGGCGGCTCAGATCATCCAGAAGCCTATGACGAAGGTCGGTGTTGGCCTTGTGCTTAGAGGGCGAAAGGGTACGGGTAAGACCAAGTTTGGCGAGATGCTAGGACATTTGTTTGCGGCACATCACCAGATTGTTGCAAGGGCAGAGGCCGTCACTGGTAACTTCAACAGACACCTTGAGTCGTGCCTTCTGCTCCAAGCTGATGAGGCATATTGGGCTGGCGCAAAAGCATCTGAAGGTGCTTTAAAAGACCTGCTTACCAACGACAAAATTCAAATTGAGCGTAAAGGCGTTGATGCTTATTCGGCGCAGAACTACACGCGCATTTTATTTACTTCAAACGAAGAGTTTGTTGTTCCAGCCAGCCTAGACGAGAGGCGATTTGCCGTGTTCGATGTGGGCAACAGCAGAAAGCAGGACAGTGAATACTTTGCAAATCTTGACAAGTGGTACAACGCTGGCGGTGCTGCAGCAATGCTGCATTACCTCCGTAACTTTGATCTGAGCCAGTTAAATTTGCGCTTAGTGCCGCAGACGATGGCACTGCAAGATCAGAAGCTAGAGGCGTTAGACAACGTCACAGAGTGGCTGCTCAACTGCCTTCATAGCGGTGAAATTCGGCAGGCAAGTGTTGGAGGTAACGTGGTGCAGTTTGGCACTACCGCTGCGAAGTCAGAGATACACGATATTTATGTCAGCACTTTGCGCGACAACAGATATCAAACAGCCAAAAAGTCGAACATGTTCTGGCGCAATCTTAAAAAGTATGACGCGATGTTTCACACGCCAAGTCAGCATTCTGTTGGCGGTGTGAGAGTGCGGCATATCGAAGTAAATACTCTTGAAAGTTGCCGATTTATATTTGATTCGGTCAACAACTTGCAAGTGGATTGGAATGAAATTGACGCGGGTGCGGTAGAAGCTGATCCGCTTGACCCCGCGAACTGGGATGGTGAATAAAATGGGAAAAGGTAGTAAGCAACGGCCAACGGCTAAAGAGTTTTGGACAAATTGGGACGCTATTTGGGGCGAAAAAGAAGAGCGTAGTGAAGATGAAGATATGTGCTTCAAATATCAATGTTACAAATGTGGTGGTCTTGATATCAGTGAAGTGCATCAAGAAATAGAGATAAATCACGAACCGTTTGGCGATCAAATTGTCGAGAGAACTGAAAGCTGGTTGACGTGTGAGCATTGCGGAGGTGACGTAGAGCAGGTGCATTAAGTTCCCCAGGTTGGCGACCCCCCTCGCGCCAATCTTTTGCCTCGACCTTACCGGGTCGGGGCTTTTTTATGGGTAACTTGGACTAATAATCAACTAAAGGTTGACTCTCACATCTCTTTATTCTATTGTATCTATGTGGTCGAGAGAGGCCACACCCATAAAACACCAGGAGATACAATATGACTAATTTTGAAATCGGCCAAAACATCCGCTCTTATGACTTCATCTCGCGCACTGATTGCTACATAGAGGGCGTGATCACTAACATTTGCAATGGCTTAATTGAATTTGACGTAACCAAATCAATATCAGAAGGCAGAGAATATGCAGATCGCCCTGCGACCATGCAGACCGCAGATATTGGCAACGACTTTAGTGATCGCATGTACAACGATCTAGGCCGCCAGCGCATCGAAATTATCTAATCTAACCGCCCCCTTCGGGGGGCATTGTCAAGAAGGAGAAACGAGATGACATTAACTGAACGAGATATCCGATGGCTGAAAAGCCCGCACAAGGTAAAGGTGGTAAGTCACCTTGATTTCTACGAAGCCCCAGCGTTACGCACGGCACTGTGCAAGTGCGAGAGGCCACAAGGCGATTACATAAGCGGGTGTGCGCGGTGCGGTAAGCGGGTAGCCGCTTGAGTGCAATTACCACCTTTGGTTGTCAACTCAACCTTTGGTGGTATAATTCAGGAAAGGGGAATGATATGAAAACGATAATGATTTGCCAAAAGAAAGCTGGAAATCGTCAGCAAATGTTCCGCGACATCAAGGAGTTCTGTGGCGCGTTGGCGGTGTGCGTGATGCTCGTCGCCATTCTGGGTGTTGAGTCGTGGGTCGAATATCTGCTATGAAAGATGACGACAAGGTCGTGCCTATCAGGCCAGTGGCCGCAAACGACAAGAAGCCAGATGGCGTTGATTCCAAGATGATTGAAGCCCTTGGCGAGTTTGCGGCAGTGCTTTCTCAGCACAATGCTAAAGCCTTTGCGGCTGTAGCTATCACTGATGATGGTGACATCATCGATAGCTGGTACACGCGGATATCGCCAGCGGAAATGATCGGAGCAATTGAGATGCTCAAAAGTGACTACATTCTTCGACACTGGGTCGATGATGACGAATTAATTCATTAGGAGATACATATGTCTTTGTACAAAAACATCCACGCCAAGCGCAAGCGCATTGCGGCTGGGAGCAAAGAGACAATGAAGCCAGCGGGTGCCAAAGGTCGGCCAACCAAAACTGCTTTCAAGAAGGCCGCCAAAACAGCCAAAAAGAAATAGTTTCCTCCCGACCAAGGGCAACCCTCGTGTCCTATGACAGCACGGCTCGTGCTGGGTCAAGCAGAGCAAAACAGCCCCTCTTCGGAGGGGTTTTTTTATGCCTCTAAGATATCAGCGATATAACCATATAGCATTAGAGAGGACACCTTTATAACCTTAGAATGCGCTCCCTAAAATGAGTTGAGCGTTGAGGCTTTGAAGTGATGATGGTGTATTGGTGTATTTTTGTAGTGATGATGTTGGTGATGGTCGGTATAAATGATGATGTCTTCCCAGATGGGAAAGAATAATTCCAGGTGGGAAAACACGGCAGTCGGGGTGCCTGCACAGGTTATGCCCTTCTGCACAGGTTATTATTTTAAAACGGAAACATCCTGTGCAGCTACAGGCCGCATGGGTACTGACCAAACACAGGTTACTCAGGTTACTCACCTTCTTTTTAACTTCTAATATAAATATATAAATACTGTGTTTTGGTGTGCTTGATGTGCATATAAATCCCATGTGGATTTTTTAATAATAACCTGTGAACCTGTGCAGAATCGCTCTAAACCAGTGGTGACGTGGCCTGTAGCTGCACAGGCTGTCTTTTTGGAACATGAGTAACTTGTGCAGGTTTAGCTTAAAAGTGAGAGCCTATGCGGGTTGTAGCCTGATTTGCGAACTTGTGCAGCTTATATTGTCATCGATCATGGTCAACCATGCAGGGGATACTCAACCACTGGTTGTAGATAGGATATAATGCGCCTCAGTTGTTTTCTAACAGAGGTTAAAGGTGTGGCGAATACCAAAGAGATAGATTATGAAAAGCTGTATGACCTAGCAAAGATAGGGCTTTCAGAAGAGCAGATAGCTGTAAGCCTGGGCATATCACCCTCGACGATCACCAGGCGCAAGCGTGACGATGATCAGTTTGACCGTACCTTAAAGGCTGGCAAGCAGCGCGGCATCGACGCGGTGACAAATGCGCTGTTTGAAGGCGCAACCGGGGAAAAACCTTCGACCTCGGCGCAAATATTCTTCCTGAAGAACCGTGCAGGGTGGAGGGATAAGACCGAAGTAGACGCTAACATAAACGCTGATGTCACTGTGACTCACGACATCGATGAAGCCCTTCAGGCTTTGAAGGATGCAGGCGTTGATCCGTCATCGCTTTGATCGCACCCATTCATCATTGGGAAAATATCCATATAAATCAATGGCTTACAGCTATTTGGAGCATCCCTTGGAGCATTTGAGGTCGGAAAGCGTCCACCAGGGGTCGTTTTTAGGTTCGATTCGCAAAATCGAGGTACCCGTCTGGGGCAGTACGCCCCCACATATCTCGTTACACATAGGACGGCCTTTGTGACAGAAACGACTTCAAAAAAAGCGGTTCGCAAAAAAGACGGTCTTCTGAAAAATGAGGCCGCAAAAAATAAGGCGCTCAAAATAGCGGAAGCCATCCGTGTGGTAAAACTGCACAAAGCGCAAAACCGTCTAGCTTATTGGGAGCCATACGAATGGCAAAAGCAATTTTACGATGCTGGCACTGAAAATAAACAAAGAATGCTTATGGCGGCAAACCGCGTAGGCAAAACTGCTTCACAGGCTGCAGAAGTTGCATTCCACCTCACAGGCTTATATCCAGATTGGTGGGAAGGAATCAGGTTCACCAGGCCGACAAAGATATGGTGTCTGGGTGTGTCCGGTGAGCAGTTACGCGATGTAATTGTGAAAGAGTTAATGGGTATGTACCTTGGCGAAGGCAAGTTCGACGGCTCTGGACTCATACCGCAAAGGCTTATCTACCAAGTAACCCCAGCAATGGGAACGCCACGGCTACCAAGAGATGTCGCGGTACGCCATAAGTCTGGTAATACAAGCCTTGTAAGTTTTAAGTCCTACACTCAGGGGCAGCACGTCCTAATGGGTTCAAGTCAGGACTACATCTGGATCGACGAGGAGCCGACCGACCCCACAATATACCCACAGTGTCTAACGCGAACAGCGACAGGTAATGATGGAAAGGGCGGCTACCTTGTCGGTACTTTGACACCAGAGAACGGGATGACTGAACTGGTAAGCCAGTTCATGGACAACCCGAATAAGGGCCAGTATCTCCAGAATGTTACTTGGAACGATGCGCCACACATCACCGAAGAGACAAAGACCCAGCTTTTAGCTGCTATTCCTGAGTACCAGCGGGATATGCGGTCAAAAGGTATACCCGTTCTGGGGGAGGGCATGGTATTTCCCATAGCCGAAGAGGCTTTAAAGGTCGAACCCTTTGAGATACCCGGTCATTACAAGAAACTATGCGCGGTAGACTTCGGAATAACGCACCCGACCACCTGTGTCTGGACAGCCTACGACCCTGACAGCGACACCATCTACGTTTATGACGCCTACAAGAAAGAGGGCGAGATTCCAGCCGTCCACTCAACTGTTATCAAGTCGAGGGGTAAGGATATCCCCTGCATATACCCCCATGACGGTGACAACACGGAGAAGGGCAGCGGCAGAACTCTAGCGGAGATGTACTTGGAGGCGGGGGTG